TATTTGTCTAACTTTATCAGCCAGAACTTCGTATAAATTTTCAGCCATCTCCCAAGTACCTTCAGCTCTTTCTAATTTTGCAATAACAGTATTTACATTGTCAGTTAATACAGACATATCTCTACGAACATTTTCTATGCTCATAGTTTTTAGTTCTTGTATTTCTGCTTGATTGGCGTTGATAGTGTCTGTTAAGTTAACGATATATTTTACACCCGTGAATGTTCCAACTAGCACTGACGCTACAACAGGAACCATAACTATATTTTTCTTTAACAGATCTACTAAATTCATAAGGCATAAAGTTCTTTATTAAAAAAGAATCGCTCCAATTACAAAAGCAACTACACCACCAATAATGCACATTTTATGATTGTGCCATATCGTAATAGCTTTGTCTTTAATTTCATTTATCATCTTTGTCCTCCAAGTTTTTCAGCTTATAATCGTAGCTACCTGCTTCGTGTTCGTCGGTAATCCACTTAGCTGAATTTTCCACAGAGTATATTTTACTAGTTACTAATCTATTAATCAAGGTTTTGTTTGGGTCCACTCCCATAGATGGATCATAGATTTTTAATCTATTATTAGGCTGTATTGCGTAGTTACCATCTTCTAATTCAATAACGTGGCCACACTTATGTTGATCTGGTTTTTCAGAATAACCAAAGTTTAATTCATTAAAGTCTCCTGCACACCAATCTATTGTAAATAAATATTTACCTTTTCTTTTTACTTTACGTCTAGATGTATATTCCATTGTACATCCTGCTATTTCATAGAAAGTTGTTACACTCACATTGTAACTAAAACTATCCCACATCACCACTTCATCAAGAGGTAATTCTTTTACACCAGGTTTTGTACAAAATGCAGTAATAGGTGCTCTCCACCATAAGCCACCATCTTCCATTAAGAAATGAAATAGTGGTACTCTGTTTGGTATAGAACTAAAACCAAATACTCCTACTTCAAAATATTTATCGTGTGAATCTTTTTGATCTCTAAGATAGTTACCTCTGACGTAACATTCTATTATTGGTATGTTTGCATTTAAATATGCCATTATTTAATTTCACCCCAGTTAGCCCCCGACTCGTAATCTACTTTGTTAGGAACTTTTAATTCTACTGCAGACTCCATAATTTCTATTATATGCTCTGCTTTTTCATTCGACTCCACTGAAATATCTACTTCATCGTGAATTTGAATGTGAGGTATTATACCATTTTCATATAGTGCTACCATAGATTTTTTTGTCATATCAGCCGCACTACCTTGTATTAATTTATTTAAAGCTTTGTATGTAAATGCACGCTTCAGCGGTTCATCATATTCTTTTCTAGCTTCTTCTAATGGTAATGATTTATGCACACCAAATTGAACTGGTTCCCAACGATCGAAATGACACGCCCGGCCCAGTAAAGTTCTAATCTTACCACGATCATTTGCTTTACGAGATACATTATCCATTAATTGTTTTACGAACGGAGCTCTTGAATGATATTGTCTAATTAATTTTTCTGCAGATTCTTTCATCAATCCTAGTTCTGCCATTAATTTATTTTTACCCATACCATACATTAAACCTAAGTTTATTGTCTTGGCTTGTTTTCTTTCTATGCCTGCCATATCTGCAACAACTTGGTGAAAGTCTGCATCACCTGCATTGTACGCATCTACAATCTCATCAACACCAGTTAGGTTTTGTAACTTCGCATAGTGTACTAATATTCTAGGTTCTTGTTGTGAGTAATCAAAAGATCCCCACATATGTTTTTCTTCTGGAATAAATATAGATCTAATCAAAGGACCAAGTTCAGGATGTCTTGCAGGTATCTGTTGTAAGTTTGGATTAGACATACTAAATCTACCGGTCACCGTTCCGCCTGCATCTGATCGTATTTGATTTATGTCTGCGTGTATTCTACCATTGACTGCGTGTTTAGTTATTGAATCTATAAATGTGCTATGTGCTTTGTTTAGTTCTCTTGCCTCTGCAATTGCTTTGGGTAATTCGTGTGGATGGTTTTGTAAAAAGTTTTTTGTAAAACTTGGTTCTTTACTTTTCTCTGTTCTGTCATACGGAAGTTTTAATTTATCAAATGCTTTTGCGATGCTCCGGGCTGCCATAATTTCTATGTCAATTCCTGTTAAAGCTTTGATTTTATGTAATATTTTCTTCTCCTTGTGCATCAAAGAATTTTTAATATTATCTGCTTTCTCTAAATCAACTCTTACACCTTTGAATCTCATATCAACTAAACAAGGAAATAGTTTTGTCTCTAAATTAAATATATCCCATAACTCTTGTTGATACATTTCTGCTTCTAATCTTTGCCAAAGTTTTAATGTAGACTCTGCATCACGTTCTGCATACTGACCTACAAACATTGCAGGTAATCTCCATAAATCTTTTTTAGGATCTATGCCATATTCTTTTGCAGCAGCATTTAAAATATTTTCATCTTTACCAATACCTATGTAATGTTTTGACAACGTATTTAATTGATAAGACAATCTATTCTCATCAATCAAAGACGCTGCTATCATTGTGTCTACAATTTTACCTTTGATAGTAAGTCCTGCTGACCTTAACCAACAGATATCATACATTGCATTGTGAAATATGAAGGTTGTATCTTCCTGGTTAAAAATATCCTGCAACCACGAAAACACCAGTTTTTTGTCCATATTGCCGTTTGACTCGTGTTGTATAGGAAAATAGCCAGACCACCCCTCTACGGCCACCGCAACCCCAGCAATGTGGCCTTTTCCAGTCACATTACCAGAACCTAGCTCTTTTAAATTAGGATCATTAGTTTCTAAATCTATTGCTATTTGTTTTACACCACGTAGGTCTTTTAGTTCATCTGGCATTACCCATTCTGTTTCAGGTGTAAAAAGAGGTATTTGTGTATTCCTCACGAATAGTCTCTCTCTAGTATCATTTCCAGGTAATGAATAGCTTTTCTCACGTCCTCTTCTTTCCCTTTTAAGTTGTGTCTACAGATATACTTTATAGCGTTGCCCTCTGCAAAAAGCAACTTGTTTTCATTTATGAAATGCGCTGGCTGAATCTTCATATTTTTATAGTGTTTTCCACCTACTTGTTTTTCTAAAGAATCGTATGTAGCTCCTTTAAATAGATCTTTGTTTGTCATAATATGTAAGCCTTATCAAAATCTCTTGGATCTAAGACGTGTAATTCACGCTTCGCTCTCGTCGCTCCAGTATAAAATAATCTATGTAATTCATCTGGATCATAACTAAATGTTTCAAGAGCTGCGTTCGTTATATCTTGCATCAGTAAAACTTTGTCGGCTTCGCCTCCTTTCGCTCCGTGTATTGTTGACATTATTATACGAGGATTTTTATTTATCTTTTCTCCATTCGCCCTCATATTACGAATGTAGTTTTCGGTTATGGTATCTAAACCTTCAAAGGCTTCATACCAAACTTTATCTATAACCAAACCGTGTTTATCTTTACATTCTTGTAAAGTATATTTATCTTCAGAGTGTAGTGTTTTACCTTTTCTAAATCCTTCTAATACATTTGATCCAAGGTATTCATAAATATTTTTTATCTCTAGGTGATTTAATAAACAACCTTTACGCCAAGACTCCCAGTTATTTAAAGCTAATAATAATTTTAAAGATATAGAGTTGGCACCACGATATTGATAATACCAACCACGTAATTCACATACTTCTTTTACTGGATCTAAAAAATGATTAGCAGAAGATAATACTAACCAATTACCTTCTGACATATCTACTTGTGTAATATCAGAATACCTACGTAGTATTCCTTGTTCGGTTCTTGGTTTATAATTTTTATCAAATCTATTTTGTACTTGTCCTATAATTTTTTGTGATAGTTCGTGTATGGGTCCACCAGGTATACGATATGATTGATCTAATACTTTGATATCATTAACTTCTGTTTTTAATGCAATAAAATGATCTACATCTGCACCTGCCCATTTAAATATGGCCTGGTCATCATCACCAGCTATGTAAGTTTTTTCTGCGTTAGACCAAAGTTTTCTTACCATCTCCCATTGTATTAAAGATAAATCTTGTGCCTCATCAATAAATAAAACTTTGAAACTAGGTGTAGTTTCTTTGTCAATAAAATCTAAAAGCAAATCATTAAAATCTTTTAAACCTTTTTCTTTTTTAAATCTCTTTAATTCTTCTGATAAAAGATATAAAGTATTGCGTTCAATATCTAAAATATTTTGACGAGAGTCATAGTATTCTAAAAGATCTAATCGTTTTACAATTGCTGTATTTATTATTGTAAGGTATTCATTATCAGAATTAAATGTACCATCGCTGTCAGAAAACTTAGCCACCTTAATTGGTATACCACATTTTTCTCCAAACTCTTTGTAATCTTCTTTGCCCATCATTTTTTCTTTTGTCATACCTAATTGTGCAAATGCATAAGAGTGCAACGTTCTAAAATTATCTAGATCATTTTCTAGATCTAAACTAAATTTATCCGCGGCCCTCGTAGCAGCCTCCGTGGCTGCCTTTTTAGTAAACGAGAAGTAACCTATTTGTTTAGGCCTGATTCCGTCTTGTATAAATTGGTCCACTAAATTTAACAACGTTGTTGTTTTTCCGGTTCCTGGTGGACCTAAAATTATTGTTTTCATTTAATTTATATTTTTTGAGTTATCAATCCATTCGTGTTTTTCTTCATCAAAGACTAAAATTCCTAAATCTTTTTTAAGGTCGTGACTTAAATTATTAATGATGTGCAATAATTCTTTTTTCTCTATTGTAACTTGTTCTTGTCTACGATTATTAGTTTCAAATCCGGCAACATATATACCTTGTTTTCGTAATCTTAAAAAATTTTTATAAGCTTGAAATAATATGAATCCTGATCTAACAGAGATGCCATATCTTCCACCTCTATTTGCGTCAGCTGTTTGATAATATACTTCACCTGGATATATAGGATCGTAAAACCTATCTAATTTTATGGTTCTTGCCTCAGTAAGTCTAACATTAGCAGCAAAATCTGTTCCAAAACAAAATAAATTTAAAATTTTTGATATTTGATAAGCGTGTTCTGTTATGTATTCGTAGTCTTCATCGTTTGGATCAAATTTTTTTGAAGCCCTGTGTAAATAAAACCACTCACTTCTTTCTCCAAAAATTCTTCTATGGTACTCTGTAGTAGCATAAACATTACTGTTAATTTTTTTTAATTCATCAAATATATCTTCGTTTTCATCTTTTGAATAATGTGCTTTCATTTGTTCCTTAAAATCAAATAAAATTTCTTTTGGAACTTTTAATTGTAGTCTTACTAAAATATGTTCGATTTTATTAAAATCAAACCACTCTCCTTTTATTCTATGTTCTTTAAAATATTTATGCCAATCTTTTTCATAGCCTTTTAAATACCCTATTATTTTTAAGTCAATTGGTGAAGAAGTATTTAAAGATGAGAATCTTTTTATTATACCATCTTCCTTTTCAGATTTACCTATTTTAACTCTTTTTAGATCACCTTCTTTTGCTAAAATAAAATAAACATAGTGAGGTTTTTCTTCTCTTTGCACCTCTAAAGGCACATCTTTAAAATATTGTTTGGGTATTTTTTTCATTAAAAGTTCTCCTCTTGGTATGGTATTTTAGAAGTAGATGCTTCTGTTTGTTTCATAGTTTTTATTTTAATTAATCTTGGTTGTTGTTTTTTAATTCTAACTCTCTCTTCATTTACAAATACATCTAATTGTTTTATTAAATTA